TGACTGGAGTGTAGCCCCGGTTTGTGACAACACTTCTGGTGTGATGGTGGCAAAATTGAGGTTACATATTCACCCAGATTTATTCGCGAATGAGCAATTAAAGCTGGCCCATTTTTACAATGATGCGTTAATAGCGGACGAGGTAAATAACCACGGTTTAACAACCATAACGGCACTGCAAAACGCAGGGTATTACAACCAGTACCGCCGGGAAGTTATCGACAAGATAAGTAAGACAAAGTTGCAGAAGTTTGGTTTTGATACTAAGGGCGGTGCGAACGGCGGTAGCAGGAGAAGGGCTATAAACAATTTCCGCGCTATCTCTCGTGACAACATTGAATGGATAACTGATATAGAAACCTTGGACGAAATGTTGACCTTCATATACAACAGCGAGGGGAAAGAAATAGGCGAGTCAGATTGCCATGACGACTGTGTGTTGTCAGCCGCTATTATGTATGAGGCTAGAAGCCAGTTTAGGATGACCCCCCCGAGGGCAGATACTTCGATAAAACCACACGGGTTAGAAATGGTCCACCCCAGTGTGTATGAGGATATGCAGAAGAACCCCAGCTTGCGGGCCCATTACAAGAACATGTATGAAATCGAAGTCGCAAGGCGACACGGTCTAAATATAGTACACCGAAGAAGAGGAGAATAATATGGCGATATTAGATGCAAACGGGAAGAAGTTTGATTTTACGAAGGCCGAGACTCCGCAGGTAAGAATTGCGCCAAGCCATAAGCCGATTAACCCCGACAATATGCCAAAAAGACCGCCAGAAAACATGCCTAACTTTATGGTTATGGATGAAGCGGAGCGGTTAGCAGCGATGTGCGCGTGTTTGAAGCTGAAATATGACCCACTGTTGTACCGAACCGATGTGAAATACAAGGCAAAAGTTGATACGGTCCTTATGTCGGGCATGATAAGCATGATGGTTGATTACTTAAGAAAGAATGGCACGAATATTGAGGCGGTATTTAATAGCGGCAGGATTGAACTAGTGTAGCGGAAGGAGTGGTGCTGGGTGGCTAAAAAAAACAAGGTGGTGTCCTCGTTAGGGGATAGAGTATCAGACCTCAACGATGTGGGCGTAACTGATATCATCACAGACCCCCTATTAACATCGGAAAACTACGACGGCACAGAAGCTACGAGGCTTGGCGAAGAGTTTTGGAAAGCCTATTACGATAAGACGAAATGGGACCAGAAATTTGACCAAGAGGAAACCTTTTATATCGGTGACAGGGAAATTGGGAATATCTATACTGATTCAGCCGATAAAGACGCTCGTACTGTTTTTAAGCTTATGTTCATGCTGTCGGAGGCCGAGATTGACCTAGATATACCAGAAGCAGTTTTCAAGGCAGTCGACGAGAATGACGAAGAAGCTGTAAAGGCACTCCAAGCTCATACTGATTATGTCTTGAGAAGTAACGACATGGATAAGATAAACTCCTACGCAGAGCGTGAGTGCAAGAAATATGGAACCACCATATACAAGGTCCTGTGGAACCCTAATTTCATAGGTGCAGGGTTCAGGGGCAGGGTCGAAATAGTTAGGATCCATCCGAAAAACATTCTCATTGCGCCGGGTACTACGGACATTGACAAGTGCGACGTAATCTACCATGTTGAGAATGAAACGCTTGGTAGCTGCATAAGGAGATACGGGGAAATAGCCAAGCTGCTTGTAGGGCACGGGCAACCTGCGTTATCGTATTGGGACGACTTAGGTAAGAAAAGTTTGAGGAATGTTAACAAGACCGCGGATATGGATTCAAACCCGAATATCTATATGCACGGTGCTAACCACCCCTTAAACAAGTTCGTTGTTGTTGAAAGGTGGTACATTGATGAAGAGGGTGACGTTGGTGTACAGGTATTCTCTGGCAGGCTAATTTTAATGAGGATGCCGAAATTCTTTTACAGGCGTGAGATAGACCCCGATACTGGAGAATTAGTTCTTGATAAGAACGGCAACACGATACCTGTTGATTTGGAGCTTGTGCCGTACGACTACAAGACATGGATAAGGGTACAGGACCCCGGGGTAGAGACAAAACCGCAGGAAGCTGTAAAGTTCTTGAAGGAAACGCAGTTGAGGCGGTATGTCCCGCACCAGTTGCCGTTCGTGTTCCAGTACAATATACCTAGGAGCAAGTGCCCATGGGGTATATCCAACAGCGAAATCCTCTACGACAGCGAGCAGGCACTTAAGAAAATGTGGATGAAGCATGAGGAGAGGATGCTGAACGGTACTACCAAGATTGCGTACCAAAAAGATTCAGAGGAAGAGGCCGCCCTACTTATAAACAACGCGGACCAGCAGCTACTACCGATGAAAGACCCTGCTAATGGTATAAGGGAGATTAACCTTCTGGCAAATGACCAGATGGTGGTTAATACATTCCAGCTGCTCAAGGACATGGCGCAGCAACAAGTTGGTATCACAAATGTCCAGCAGGGTATAAACGAGAATGAAGCCACTAGCGGCAAGATGGTACAGGCACTAATCCAGCAATCCAGCGTGAAATTGAATGTTAAGAGCAACGAAAAGCACATCGCTTACAAGAAGATTTACAAGCTGGTTTCGGACTTTTTGCTTTGTTTCAGCGACGGTACAAGGCCCCATAGGATTGACACAGGCGTTAAACCTGTGTATGGTAAGTTTAATAGGTACGATTTGTTAAAATGGAATGTAGAGACAGAGGAATGGATTTACCCTGATATAGATATCTCAATAACTCAAGAGAGACCTTTCCCGAAGTCTTCCATAGACATATACAACAATGCAATACAGCTAGCGGCCGGGGGGTTCTTCGTGCCGTCACCACCGAATGTGCTATTGTGGAAGCTTTTAAGCAAGTTGCGCTTCCCGAACGCAGATACGATACTGGTAGACATACAGGAACAGTTAAAGCAAATGCCTCCAGAAGCAGGCGCACTCCCTCCGGGAACGCCGCCGCCAGAAGGGGCACCGCCAGAAGCGGCACCGCCGGCACCACCGGCAGAAGCGGCCCCACCGGCAGCACCACCGGCAGCACCACCGCCGGCAGAAGCAGCCCCAGCAGCAGCACCAGCAACGCCGGAGGTAAGTATAGAAGAAGTAATTAAACAGCTCCCGCCAGAGGTCAGGAAGTACTTTGAAGGCCTTCCACCAGAACAAAAGCAAGCGATACTAAGCGGGCAAGGGTAACAGGAGGTCCAAATGGATTTGAGAGATAAGAGTGTATTAGTCCTAGGGGCAACAGGTACACTGGGTGACGAGTTCGTAAAGCAGCTCCTAGAATATGGTGTCCGCTCTGTGAGGGCGTACGCGAGGCATGAGGAGTCAATGTTCTGGCTTCGCAAAAAGTATGGAGAAGACAGGATGCGCTACCTCATAGGGGATATCAGGGACAAGGAAAGGCTAAATAAGGCCTGCAAGGGTGCTGATATCATCATAAACTGTGCGGCACTTAAACACGTTCGCCTATGTAGCGAAAACCCTTTTGAAGCTATCAAGACAAACGTGGGAGGCACACAGAACGCCATTGAATGTGCGATAGAGAATGATGTTAAGGTGTTCGCCCAGATATCGACAGACAAGGCAGTCAACCCAGTTTGTACGTATGGGTACACAAAAGCATTGAGCGAGCAGCTAACGCTAGAGGCCACTAACTACCAAGGCGAGAATGAAACAACCTTTTGTGTGTTTAGGAGCGGCAATATAATGCGTAGCTCTGGTAGTTGTTTTGAGATATGGGACAAACAGTACAGGTATGGAGAACCATTGACGGTAACTGAATTAGAAGCTGTCAGGTATATGGCTTCTAAAGAAGCGATAGTTAGGACAATACTAGGGGCCTTTTCGGCGGTTGAAAACACCCTTTATGTGCTTTCGATGCCAGCCTATAGGGTGAAAGACTTAATCAGAGGGTATCCGGGCCACAGTGTTGTAATAACAGGGTTAACGCCCGGGGAGAAGTTGATCGAAGAGATGTACCGGGAAGACGAAAAATTCAAAACTTTGGAGGTACAGGATGGTTGATACTGAATTGAAAAATGCCCTGATGGAGAAATCTCATGTAAGGGTTTACCATGAAAAACCAGAACAGATGCCGTTTGGCGCACCGCATAGCTTTATTTTTAAGAACGCAGGCTCTGGCGAACATCTCGGTGAGCTTAGGTTCCAAAAGGGGCCAATCAAAGAGACCGGCATCAACGGGGTAAGCAACGAAGTTTTATTGGCGGTTGTAGTCGCAAGGCTTGAGGCTTTCAATAAAGGCGAACATGTTTGCCGGGAGAACTCCTTAGCAATAACGGCCGTAGAAGAGGCGTTGTTGTGGCTGAAAAAGCGCACACTAGACCGGGAATTAAAAGGCGTTGAAGGCACGAACAAAAAGTAAGGATGGTGAGCATTATGCCATATAAATCACGTGATCAAGCGGCATATTTTAACATTCACAAGCCAGAACTTGAAAAGCAAGGAGTAAATGTTGATGAATACAACGCCGCTTCAAAGGGGCTGAAACTGCCAAAGAAGGTTAAAAAGAAGACGAAAGCCCAGAAGGATAAGAAATTAGCAGCACAAAGGGCCGATGTTATAGGTACAGCCAATGTGGCACGACAGGAAAAGAAGGGTGGCGGTAAGGATGTCAAGAACAAAAGGGGCAATAAATAAAAGAGGGCCAGATGGGATCAAGCGCATAAAGGGTGCTGGAGTAGAGATGGTCCCAGAAAATACGGCATTGTTGCCAAAAAAGCCAAAAGCTCAAAGTGGTAAGTCTTCTACCCAAGGCTCTAGGCCGGCAATCAGGGGGTATTGATGTGGCACAAATTTACGAACCGAAGAACCCAAGGACACGTTCAAAGATATTTGGCGAAGTGCCGCAGAGGGTGGCTAGTAGCAGGTTAACTGTCCATCCTACAGTAAAGCCCCCAGAAAAGCCAAAAGGAAAATCTACATTGAATAGGGGTGTATATGATGGCTGAATTTCAGAAAGGTTGTGGCAAAGGCTCAATGTTTGTGGGGAATGGTACATGCAACCCAGAGTCGCCCAACATGGACAACACGGCTAGGACCGTAACCACGCCACACGATAAACTGTTTGTTGATAGCAAGGTGGTAGGGGCAGACCTTCGTGGTGGTGATTACAAGGGTAAGACAGTACCGGGCAGAATAATGAGTATCCCGGCACACTACCAGACCCAGAATGGTGATACTAACAAATTGCCAGACAAAGCGGCATTGGTTAAAAGTTCAAAATAAGTGAGGGGGATGTTTGTTATGCCAAAGCTTAATCCAGCGAAACCAACACAGGGCAATATCCTAAGCAAGTCACCTATATTAGGCAAGGTTAAATCGCCTCAAAAACAAACTAGCGTAGACAAGCCTACAGGCATGAAGAGTTTGGCAACAACTTCGGTCAGTATGCCTAAGGTTACGACAGGGTTGTCTGTGACAGGTGTGACTGCCCCTAGAAGCACGGCAAGTGTTACAACCCATAAGGTTACTACAGGCATAACTGCAACCAGCATAACTGCTCCTAAGACTTTAACAGGTGGAGCTACGATGAAGGTTACAGGCATAGCCGGAGGAGCAGGGGTTGTGGCGACAGGTATAAAAACGACAGGGATAACCCCGGCGGCTGCAATAAGGCCAAAAACGGTAACAGGTGCTACTGCTGTTACAACGCCTAAGCCTGTGACTGCAATGGCAACAGGAATGACTGCAACGGGAGCTATCGCTAAAGGAGCAATCGGGGAAGCTTGGAGATACAGCCCTACTACTACAACGGGGGCAGCGAAGCTGTAGAAGGAAGGTATTATTATGGCATATGCAGGTACAAAAAAAGCCCCATCATTGGGTGCGGCTGTTACGCCAAAAGCGGTTTTGGGTAAAGCGACCAAGCCCAATTTAAAAAATATGGGAAAATCCATCAAACCTACCATACGGTCAACACCTTATGGGAAGGAATAACGAAAGGAGCTGTTTGATATGGCTAGAGCGGTAAAAGGTTCACTCGGCAAGACCCCAGCAGTTGGTATGTTTATTGAAGGCGCAGCAGGCGAGAAGAAACCGTTAGCTGGCGTAATCCACAAGTCCAAAGATTTGAGGGCGGAACCCAGCAAGAATCAGGGCAAAATGCCGTCAAGTATGACCTAAGAATTACCAACAAAAACTCGTAGCGATAACGTGGGAAACCTAAAAATGCAAAGGAGAACTGAAAATGATTAATTTACAGCTTTTTGCTGATGATGCCGTAACTGAACCAACAGGGGACGGCCAAGTGGGTGACCAAGGCTCACAAGAGACCACCGCGGCGACTGAAACTGCCGAAGGAACTGTTGAACCAAAGGGCGAAGAAGAGGAGAGCGCAACTCCCAAACAGTCGAAGGAAGAGAACTCATTCTTTAGAACAATGAGGATAAAGGCAGAGAAAGAAGCGGATGCCAAGCTGGAAACCAGGCTTGGGGAGAAGGTTGCCGAAGAACTTAAAAAGTTCAAGGAAAGGCTTGCTCCTGTTTTGCCGGATGGGTATTCGGACGTGGACGAGTACTTGAGTAGCATTGACGAAAACTCAACAAAGGCGGACCTTGATACTGCCGGAGAAGCCACAACAGAGGCCGTTAAAAAGGAGACCCCCGCTTTTGACGAGAAAACTATAGATGCGATTGTGGCTAAGAGGATCGAAGCTATCCCTGAAATTAAAGCCTTGAGGGAAAAGGAAGCTAATGACAGGGCAAGGCTTGAGAAGGATAAGGATGACGAGCTTGTCATTAAAAGCTTCGAGGACTTGAAGGTTAGGTTCCCGGACATTAAGAGGCCGGAAGACGTACCCTTTGAGGTTTGGGGGTTATGGAAAGAGGGCAAAAGTGGCAGGAACTTAATAAGCTGCATGAAAGAGCATCGCTACGACAACGATATCTCAAAGGCAAGACTAAAAGGTGAGGCTGTTGCTAAAGGACAAACTAACAGCGTAGCCCATACAGGCAAGGTAGCTACTGGCGGTGGTGGCACCACACAGATTGAAGACCCAATACAGGTTCCGAAAGAAACTTTTGACATGATGAAACGAAATGGTATTCCTGTAGGCAAGATTCCCGATTACTATAGGAAGTACCACAAGTAAAAGAGAAACGAGGTGGTTTTCAATGTTTAGGTTCGCAGGATATGTGAACGGCGGCACTGACCAACTAACTGTTGAGCAGAGGTTCAGCGCGCTTAGCGGCTACGCCATCTATGAGGGGGCTGCGCTGAAATTGAGCGCGGGATGCCTTTGTTTGGCCGCCACGACAGCGGATTTGATATACGCTATTTCCAACTACACGGGGGCTAGTTCCGTTGTAACAGCGGGACTCAAGCCGAGGGTATTCCCTGTCAATAAAAACCAGGTATGGGCATGTTCATGTGCCGTGGAAATGGCAGCAGGTATAGTAATCAATGGCACAGGTGTTGCCCTTGATTCAGCTTGCGCTACAGGTGTTGATGGGGCGGTCCTAAGTACAGCGGCACTCATGTATTGGTTTGTTACTGGCGGTACCCCCGCATCAGGTGGCGTGCCAGGGAGTGCAGCATGGGTAGTATTTGAATCCTTACTAATTCCGTAAAGAAGGCGGTGATATAAATGTTTGAGTTTGCAGGTTTTAAAAATGGTGGGTCAGATACGCTTATTGCGGAGCAGAGGTATAAGGCAGTAACGGCAATCTTGCTCTATGCAGGGCAAGCCATGAAGCTAAGTGCTGGTAGACTTTGTACCGCTGCCGTAACTGCTGACCTTATATACGCGATTTGCGATTGTTCTGTAACAATCAGTGCCAGTGTAAGTGCAGACTATGTTCCAAGAGTGTTCCCTGTCACTAGGGAGCAAATATGGAAGACAACGTTTGCAACAGCAGCCACAGCGAATGTGTGTAGTGCCTGTACAGGGATAGGGATGTCCACAGCATGTGCAACGGGCCTTAATGGTGCGCTCATAGGAACATCAATGATTTTGTACCAATTTACTACTGGTGGTACTCCAGCATCTGGCGGTTCGCCAAGTAGTGCAGCGTGGGTTACATTCCAGTCTTTGGCGATTCGATAATAAAGCAACATGAGAAATGGGGTGTTTACAAATGTTTGAATTCGCAGGGTTTAGATGCGGTGGTGGCAATGACAAATTGACTCTTGAAGCAAGGTATAAAGCGGTGACTAGTGTTGCTCTTTATCTAGGACAAGCGTTAAAGCTAAGTGCTGGTAAGCTTTGTGCTTGCACAGGCATAGCTGATTCCATCTACGCAATATCGGATGTTTCCGTGGCTGCTGCTGATGTGTCGGCAGGGTTTATACCAAAAGTGTACCCAGTCAACAGCAAACAGATATGGAAATCGTCTTGCACAACTGCTATGTCGGCTGCTATGTGCAGTGTGGGTACTGGTTGTATTCTTAGTACTACTATTGCAACAGCCTTTGTAGGTGATAAGTTGGGAACGAACGTATTCATTTACGACTTTAACACTGGGGATACGCCTGTTTCTGGCGGTGCGCCTAGCAGTTGCATATGGGGCATATTCCAGAACTTGCACGTTACAGGCTATTCTGTATAAAATATAAACAGAAAGGAATGATTTATAATGATTGCTTACAGCCAAACTGAATTTTTAAAGCTCGTTGGTAAGTTTGATACTACCATATTTGCTTACATGGAAGAGCTCGGGACGTCCGAGGGCGACAAGACTATCGTTGCCGAAATCTTTAACAGGACAGAGGCCGATACACCAGACATCAGTATAGTAGGTAGCACCGCCCATACTGATATGAGGCAATTCAAGGGCATGAGAAACTATGAGGACTTGAAAGAGCTTCCTCCAAAGATAATCAAGTTCACGGAGTTTGACAAGGCTGAAATCTTCGACAGGAAGACCATGGACGACAACAAGGTCTGGGAGATGAAGAACAGGAGCGGTTCGCTCTTGAGGTCATACTACAGGACCTGCGAAAACTTCGCAGCAGCTATCTTCAATAACATAAGTGCCACCACCTTCACGAAGGATGGGGAGACTTACGATTGGACTACCTGTTTCGATGGTAGCGCGGTTGCTGCTGATGCCCATACCTCTTACACCGGGTATTGTCAGACCCTTGACAACCTCACCACCGACCAGCTGAACGGTGACAATCTTGAGACTGCATTCCAGACAATGGGTGCTTTCCAGGACGATGCAGGGAACCAGGGTAACTATTTCGGTGATACCGTAATGGTCCCCCTCAACTTGAGGAAAGTTGCTATGGAACTGTTGGGTTCGGAAGGCAAACCGACCGTTACCAACAATGACTACAACATCTACGACGGGGCATTCAAGCTCATAGTCTGGAACAGGTTGACAAAAGGTGCAGCTAAGACCTACTACCCATGGTACCTCATGGACAGCATAGCAAGGAAAGAGAACCTCTACTGGTTCGACAGGATTATGCCTGAAATAACCGACAAGAGGGACTTCGAGTCCATGACTTGGAAGGTTGGTTTGTATACAAGGTTTGGCGCAGGAAGTTGGGACTGGAGATGGCTCCAGTGTGCAGTGCCAGCATAATAACACAAAAGCGGTCTTAACCGGCCGCTTTATTTCTATTGAAAGGGGCTGTTTTATATGGCTTACCCATTTTTGGACAAGACCAGTTCATACCTAGAGGCGTATGGGTTCTATGATTCGTCAGCAGAACTAATGTCGCCGATAACAGCCATTAACAGGGCTGTTAGTGCGGCTTCTGGGGTAACGATCGCCGTATCGTCAATTAACAACATGATATACGGCAGTGCTTCAAGGATACTTCAATTTACATCTATAAGTATTTACGACGGAGAAACAACCCAAGCATCTGTAGCATTGAACCTAACCGCAATCAACACGGTATGGGTACAGGCTACGAGTGGTGGCACCAGCATGTTCTTGAACGTATGGTCCACGCAAACTACACAGATTACTTTTAGGGCGTACCTTGCCGCTGGGTCTGCTGTAACCGCTGGTACAGCCCAGCCAGTATACCTGTATGGCCTAGGGACTCCCGTCTAATTTTGATTCTACTATCGGAAGAAGGTGTTTTATATGGCTTATCCACTCATGGACAAAACGAGCTCATACATTGCGGCATATGGGTTCTATGACTCGTCTGGAGAAATAATGTCGCCGATAACAGCCATCAATAGGGGTGTTTCTGCGTTTTCTGGGGTTACTGTTACCACCACCGCAACTAACAAGTTGATATTCGGGAGTGCTTCAAGAAAGATGGAATTCACAGCCATAAGTGTTTACAATGGTCTGGTACTAACATCAGTTACCGCATTGGGACTAGCTTCGGTTGCGAATGTGTGGGCTGACCCTGCCCAAGTATCGGGGCTCATGACGACAGATATATGGGTAAATGTATGGGCAACCCAGAGTACCGCTATTAACTTTAAGGTGGTATATTCGACTGGTGCTGATGTTGCCGCGTTGGGTGCCTTGAAGGTAAATCTGTACGGGTTAGGCGTTAAATAAGGCTGTTTGTGTAAAGGGGGTGAATGCTCCCTTTATTTACTATACCTCAAAGGAGGTTGATGATATATGGCTTATCCTTTTACGGATAGAACTAGTGCGTACCAAATGGCAGAAGGGTATTATGATTCGGCAGGAACGTTCCTAACCTCCTTTGCGGCGATAAACGCAGCTGTGGCGGGTATAGCGGGGGGTATCGCGCTACCCGCACTGACGGTATCGGCATCAGAGATTAACGACGTGGTATCGGGGCTTGCCTATACTGCGGCTGATATGAACGTACTGTTTGCGGCGGTTGGCGGGTTAGCCGGGGTTACAGGCGCGGTAGCGATTAACAGTACCGTTAGTGCCATATCGGGCATATCTTACAACGCTTCGTCAATCGACAGTGCTATAGAGAATGCGGCCGGGTTATCGGGGCTCACATCGGTACTGCTGATCAACAGTATGATGAGCGCGTTGTCAGGGCTAACCATACCAGCTTCACAGATAAACTATACATTGTCCGCGCTGGAGATAAGTGCGGATGATATAAGCGCAGCACTGGCAGCTGCGGTAGGCTTAGCTGGGGTTACGTCAGCGTTGGGGGTAAACAACACCGTAAATTATGTGTCCCAGTTGAGCATCGCGGTTAGTTCCACATCTATAACCTATACGGTTACGGCATTCTCCGGGTTGACAGGTGCGACTGGGTTAAATGATGTATACAGCGCAATGTCGGGGATAACAACCCCAGCTTCGGCGATTAATTACGAGATAGAGAACATATCAGCTTCCCCGAGTGCCACGAAACTACTTAGTACGGTGTCCTCGGTATCTGGCCTAACCTACAATGCGTTGAGCATAAACAGTGCAGTATCGGCAGTGTCCGGGCTTACTTATAATGCAATTGACATTAATAGTGCCGTAAGCGCAGTGTCGGGTATAAATTATAATGCGGTGGCTGTTAACGGTGCAATAAGTTCAATATCAGGGCTAACATACAATGCTGTTGACATTAATAGCGCAGTTTCCGCAGTATCTGGCATACTTTTTAACGCCAGCGTAATAAATAGCCTCGTACAGGAATCCGTAACCGGGTTGAGCTCCGGGGTAACAGCAATCCTCCTCAATAATATATCGGGGTTAATCTGGAGTGCGCCAGAGTTGAACGGTATGTTGGTTGGCGTTACAGTTCCCGCTGGAGATATTAATGACACGTTGTCAGGTATAGGGGCGGGATGCCATGCGAGCTCATTGAACAACGCCATATCGGGGCTGACGGTCTCGGTTAACGCTGCGAACTTGAATAACACTATATCGGGGCTATCGAACACAGTAAGCGCGTTGTTACTAAATAACACGCTATCGGGGCTCACAGCCTCTGTAAACGATATCAGCCTGAACAACGTGTTTTCTGCCCTGGTGCCTGCCGTGAAGGCGACAGCCCTTAACCATCTTGTTTCGGGTATTGGCGTGGGTGCGGGTGCGAGTGCTTTAAACCTCGCTATATCGGGGCTAACGGTTTCGGTGGATGCTGCTTCGTTTAATAATGTATTCTCGGCATTAGTGGCAGGCGTAAAGGCAACAGCGTTGAACAGCCTTGTATCAGGTATCGGTGTAGGCGCAAACGCAAGTTCAATTAACAACGCCATATCTGGGCTGACAGTCTCTGTGAACGCTGCGAACGTGAACAATGTTATATCCGGGTTGAGCAATGCGGTAAGTTCCCTGATACTAAATAATACGATATCGGGACTGACAGCCAGTGTTAACGCCGTGTACCTTAATGGGCTTATAAGCGGCAAGGTGGCCGCCGTTAACGCTACAAGCCTGAATAACCTTGTTAGCGGGCTGACTGGTTCAGTAGACTCAATAAGTCTCAACAACGTCTTTTCTGCCCTTGTAGCGGGCGTGAAGGCAACAGCACTTAATAGCCTAGTATCCGGCATCGGTGTAGGTGCAAATGCCAGTTCTATCAACAATGCCATTAGCGGGCTAACAGTTTCGGTGGATGCGGCGAACCTGAATAACACCATATCAGGGTTAAACAATACCGTAAGTTCCCGGTTGCTGAATGACACCGTATCCGGGTTAACAGTTTCCGTTAACGCCTTATACTTCAACAACTTGTTTTCAGCACTTGCCAGTAAGGTAAACGCAACGTCGCTCACGCACGCCATTAGCGGGTTAACGGCAAGTTCAAACGCCGTGTACTTCAACAACGTGTTTTCGGCATTGGGTGCGGCTGTTAATGCAACGTCCCTGAACAACATGGTATCGGGTGCCGGGCCGGGCGTTAATGCCGTTACAATGAACAAATCTATTTCAGGGTTAACTGTCTTCGCGGCCGATATAAACGCCGCTGTGGCAGGCGGTGGCGGTGGTATACCGGGCCTGGTTGTAGGTTCGGACGTGCTAAATAACGTGACATACTGTACGGCTGGAATTATGAGGTACAAGATATACGTTAAATCTGATTGCCTTAATTTTTCTATAGTATCGGCAGGTGATTTTAGCATGACGTACCTACAAATGGTATTCCCCGGGGCGGCAGCACCAGTAATCTGCACAAATGTAGATCTTTGTGTAACCCATAGGTCTAACGGTTTTGCAGGCCAATACAGTTCCATTGTGGTTAATATGTATGCTAGGCAAGGGACTGCGTGGGCAATTGCAAATACGTACGTGCCGTTCCTGGCATTCGGTGGGTAAACAACACAACATAAAGGGGTTGGTATAAATGGCATTAGTAAGGAATGAAACAGATTCAAGGGTAACTTATTTATCAACATCAGATGTATTGACAATTGCTTTAACTACACAGTTGCCTCCCGTAATGATGGCAGGGCTCCCTGCGGCAAGTGTGTATATTGCGAATATCTGTACAGCAGCGGTGCATTATGATGTTAAGGGAGGCTATGACAGGGAAGCTGCAACTGCCTATTGGTACAGTATAGTATCAGGGACCGCCGCGGTTAATGAAGTTACGTGCATTGGACCAATGGGTGGAGGCAAAAATACCTCCTCGCTAGGCAACTGCCACATGTATTTGACGGTAGAATACTTCGCATCCGTAGCGACTAGTGGGCTTTTTACTCTCCAATTAGGGGCATGGTAAAGGGGTAATATGGATGGCTATAATGGAGCAAAACCTAGTTTATCGGGCTTAGCCGCCTTTATAGACGTTAAATCTTCTAGTTAGGGGCATGGTAAAGGGGTGATATAAATGGCTATAGTTAGGAACGAGACTGATTCAAGGCTGTCGTTTTATATTGCGACAGCAGCAACCACGATTGCAACCCAAGTGGCCCCAATAGATTTGGCAGGACTTCCGGCCGCAGGGGTATACATCGCAAACCTGTGTACAGCCAACATACATTACGATATCAAGGGTTGTTATAATAAGGACGTAACAACAACCTCGTATTGGTACAGTGTTGGCTCCGGGACTGCCGAGGCAGGCGTTGTTACATGTGTCGGATCATTTGGAGCTGGCAAGAACGTGTCGGCATTGGGTAACCCCCATAAAGCCTTGACCGTAGAATACTACGCATCCGGGAGTACTACAGGTA